TTTCGTAAATCTGAATCATCAAACTCATCGCAATCCCAGCAAGTCTTTCATCTGCGGGCCCTTCCCCACCGATAATTTCTAACTTTGGATGTTTATCATCAAAATTTGCGTTTATAGGATACTTAAAATGCCACCGTTCACTTTGCTCGACTTGCTGACGTACAAAATCCAAGAACATTAGAGAACAACAGTTCTTAACTATTTGCACCGCCATATTTGAACTCCTTACTTGCAGCTTCATCCAACCGTTTCATAATGTCTTCAGTAAAATAGGTTTTTGGATCACTCAATATTGTTTTACCAAACTGCTTACTACCATCGGGTAGTTCGTAACGAGTGGATACCTTTTTAAATATATCATACTTCTCTGCAAGTTCTAACAACCCATAGTATTTGTCCAGACCCTTATCGTAGGTCAACCTTACATCAACTATTCTGTTCTCAACAGTCAATCGTGACTTATGAGTCTTACAATGCACAATGCTACCAATCACCTCAGTTCCGTCTTTCTCTTTCTTCTTGGAAAGATAAACGATAGATGATGCTGCATACTTGAGTCCAGAACCACCACCCATTTCTTTTGTCGGGAAAAGTCCCATTGACTCATATGTGTGATTTGTAACTACCATCGGTATTTTAGCCTTACTAAGTTTTAGAGTCAACACACGAAATGCAGCCTTGAGAACTTGAGCTCTTGTCATGTCTCTTGTTTCTTTTCCTTCAGCAGTATCTTCAACCTCTTTTGTAGTTGACAACATTCCAAGTGAGTCCAAACACAGAAATATTGGTTTGCGATCTGCTTGACTTTGTGCAAGGTAAGTATCGAGAACTCTAAGTACTTGTGTTCTGAACTCTTGAACCGTAGTTACAGGCATCATCACCATTCGTTTCGGATCAATACCTCTATCAACAATCATCTGTTTCGTAATTGCACTTTCTGATTCAAAGTAAATCACACCAGCATCAGGGTTTGTATCAAGAAAGTTCTTGACGATACCCATAAGAAAATACGTTTTGCCAGTTGCACTTTCGCCGGCAAGTGCGGTGATCTTATTACTTGGTAGTCCACCGTATAGCGATCCCGAAAGTAGAGCATTAAAAATGTAGCTTCCAGTATCAATGAAACTCGCTACATCACCAGCCTCTACACCGTCCTCAACAAGTGATGCGTACTCATTACCTGTTAACTTAATTATATCTTTCAAAAAATCATTTGCCATACTTTTCTCCATTATTTAACTGCTAACGCACCAACAAATGCGTGGTTTCTCCAGAACGGTTGAACAACATTAAAACCAGCGTCCAATACCATTTTCTCTATTTCTTTCCATGTATTAGGTTTCATCATGTGCCTGAGGGTGCGTTCTTTATCCATGATGTCCTCTGTGGTAAATGATTTTCTTTTATAGTTATAATAATTAAAAGTAATCATATCTTGAACTAATGCACTTTCACAAATAGTTTTTTCTGCAAATATGTATGCACCGCCACGTTTTAGTCCATTGTATATTTTGGTAATCAGTTCTTCTCTATCAGACTTAGGCATAAACTGTAAAGTAAATATTGATGTTATCAGTGAACTGTTTTCATACTCATATTTTCTTGCGTCAATATCTTTAAACTCAACAAACTCGTAATATTCATTTAGTTCACTTTTTCTTTTTTCCAAGTCCTCTCGGAACCCGTCTGCGATCTCTAAACCAACATATCTTGCACACATAGAATGATCCCTGTTATAATCAATTAGAGCTTTAGTCATCTTACCAGTTGAACAACCTATGTCAACAACATTAGTATTATCCTCAATAAAATAACATGATAACGAAACCACATCTTCCATTAGGTGCGAGTAACCACGAATAGATTGTTCTATGTGATTATCAAATCCTTCCTTTCTGTGTGCAAAGGTAAAATCAACCATTCTTGTATTCCTTGATTACTTTTTCGTAAACAGAATCGGCAATTGCTTTCAATAATAATGGCGGCACCATTCTACCAATACGTTCTGACTTTTGATTCCACTTACCAGTTAGTTTAAAATCATCTGGTAATGATTGTATTCTTTTTAGTTCACCGATTGTAAGTTTTCTTGGTTCACTCCAATGAAACGCACCAGCAGTTGTATCAGTACTACCCATCGCAGTAAGAGTTGGAGCAGGAACTTTTAGTGATACTCTTTTCAAATTGAAGTGATGACCTTTGGGATGATAATCCATCCCAGTTAATACTTTATCTGGATTATCGGGCATTTTACTTCCTGTGTCTCTCCAGTATGCGGTCTTAGAAAACTTCTCTGTCAATATTTTAACTTCCTCATCATCGTATTCTAATCCCTCTAAAGCCTGACCAAGAGGAACTACATCTTTACTTCCACTAGGAAACAAACTAGAGATGTTTAAAAATGTCAAACCAACTTTTGTGGTGATATCGTTACGAATACCAATAAAGAAAACTCTGGTTCTAGTTTGACTAACACCAAAGTAACAACTATTCAAAACCTTTGCAGATACATCATATCCAACATTTTCAAAAGTATTTTGTATCTTATTAAAATACGGTTTTGCTTCACCCATTGTCAAACCAGCCACGTTCTCTGCAATAATAACTTTTGGTTTAATAACATCTGCAACACGCAAAAACTCAAAGAACAAATCTTCTACATTAGTTACCTCTTTGATATCACTATATGATTTAGTTTTACCAAACGCACTTTTATGTGTGTTACCTTTACCATGCGATACATTACCTGCCATAGAAAATGCAGAACAGGGTGGACTACCATCTAGTATGTCTAACTCACCAGACTTTAATCCAGTTGCATCTAAAAACTCTTGACCAGACATTTTTTTTATATCATCTGGTATGATTGGTGTATTCGGATAATTTTCTTTATAAGTGTTAGCCGCCTCAGACACAAATTCATTCACCACAAGTATGTTACCACCAGCAAGACGATAACCAGTAGAACTGCCACCACCCCCTGCAAATGTTGAAATCACATTAAATTTATTTTGTGCAGACGCATCATAAACGTCTTGTAAGTTATATGGTTTATATTTCATTAGATAAACTCTTCTAACGTCACCTTTGTGCTCCAATCTTTACAAATATTCATTATTCGTTTTCTTCCCTTAAAATTAATATTTTCATTATCAATTAGTTCTTCAAATAACTTGTTTATTTTGGATTCTATTTGTAGATTAGAATGTGGTTTAACTTTACCGACTTTATCAAACTCTTTTTTAAATGCCTCCCTAACGTGATTTTTCTGTTGTGGTCTATTTAATTCATACCAATCAAACTGCATAAAATAATGTTTTACATCTTTATGTTCATAGTAGGGATGTACTAAAACTTTACCATGTTCTTCACACAACATTTTATGTTGTTCTATACCAGCGTAATTTTCTTTTTTGAAATTTTTTATACGAAATTTATCAAACTTTTCTTTTGGTGTCTTATGAAAAATATTACAAAGACGACCCATCCCCTGATGACCATCAGCACCCAAGCCAGATAAAATATATTTCTGTTTTATTTGAGGATATACATATAGAAATGGAAAACAACACTCAAAATGTGGTTTTCTACGACATTTATAAGTGCGTAGTAAACGCATAAAATCATTCTCTAAATTATCGCGAGGCACAACAGTTGTTACCAACTCCCATCTCATCTTATCTGCGACATCTTGTGCCTTTCTCGCATCATAACTATAATCATCTTTCAGATGAAAAGTATATCCGTAGACTTTTTTTCCTAACCTATGAGCTGCAAATCCAAGACTAAGTGAATCAACACCACCAGATAAAAAACAAGCAACATCATTTGATTTAACTTCTTTATCTATGATATTACATAATATATCACTTATCATTTTTCTTAATCTTCTTTGGTGCAGAATAAGGTAAAACTTCAAAATCAAATTTTATACTATATTTTTTCTTATCAAATTTTTTCACTAAATCATTTAATTGTTTTTCAACTTCTACTTGTCTTTTTGGCCATTTATTTTTTGTAACACCGTTTTTATGAAAAAAGAGTATTTTCCAATTAGGTTTTTGAATAAATTCTTCAGTGTTTAAATCCTCTATGATTGATGTCCAACCTTCCCAATTCACAGTTGAAAAATAAGATGTTCCAAGAACCTTGCAATGAGTTGTTTCATCTGTCCATGATTCCTCTATCTCTTTTGCTCTTTGTCTTCCAGCTGTAGTTTTATGATAATCGATAATTTGATGACCCAATGGAATATCGGTTTTTTTATCCGCATTCCACACTCTTAGTTTTGGCCAAAAATACTTTTGCATTTTTGAAGGCCCAATACCACAACCTAACAAATAATCCTTAATAATGTCATCATTATGCTTGATATCATATTTTTCCATCATCCTTTTTGCAGTATCAAGTGCTTCTGGATCTGTAATAGGTTTATAAACATCTGCACCTTGTCTATTATCCCAATGACCGAGAGTTTCAATTCCAAGCGGATCTATACCTTCCCAATCTTCTTCTGGTATAAGTTTTCCCTTTAATTCTGTAACATAATCAGAATTCATTGAAGCTTCAATGGTATGATAAGAACCAATTCTAAGATGTTTACCCTTGCCATGATAATTCTTGAGAGCCATCACACCCTTATGATGTTCTTCTAACCATTTACCCCTCGTATCAGTGATTTTATGATTAATTGTAGTAACGTGACCATCAATCTCTGAAACATCTCTTACTTGCCATCTTCCCATGTCTTGCCATTCTTTTTTCGGTAAGAACACATCTTCATAATTTTCGTAGTTTTTCTTTACCCTTTTTACCGCTTGATGAGGTTTAAATCCCTTCAAAAATGTTTCGTTACTATTATTAAAATATTCTTCATTCTTTTTTGCGTCTAAAAAATCTAACATTATACCTTCCTTTACTTTCATTTGTCTTTTACTTCCGACAGCAAGACATATAATTCTATAATCACATTTACTTAAATCTTCATTAAACTGTTCTTTATATGTTATTGGTGTTCCAGTGTACGACACCATAAAATGTAAATTTTTATTATAACCAAGATATTTGTGCATTTTTCTTTTAGAATCAAAAATAACAAAATATAAGTAAGCCTCATATTCTTCATTTGGATTATTCACTAAACAAATACGATTATAATCATGAGGTAAATTTTTTACCATATCCCAAGTAACATTTTTTAAAAAATGTTTTATTTCATCATCATTCATTTAATTGAAAAATCCTTCAAGTGTTAACTGACTTCCATAACTCATATCCAAGTTCCATGAAATTTTATCTGTAATAAACTTTAATGGTTCTACAAACGCCTTCTGGAATTGTATATCATAATCGATCAGGGGGGCAAAGTCAAACTCTTTTGGCAACTGTGTGATAAAAGAGATTGACGTTGACTGATATAGGTTTGGTTCTTTCAAGTGTAAAAACTTTATCTTGTCACCTTCCTGTATGAATGGATACTTGTGACTGAGTTTATTTTTTGTCAAAAGATGATTGTAAAGAATGGCTCCCTTACAATGAATAGGGGCTCCCTTTTTAAATAGGTTGTGTGATTCTGTCCACTTGGTAAGTCCATTAACTGAACGTGGATATGCAATCACCTCTGGTTTCATTTCCATAAACTCTGATCTAAAATCCTGTATGAAACTATTTAGCACTTCTGAATCTTCATGCATAATAATTTTGATTGCATCCTTAATCTTTTCACGACAAGGAGCTGGTGTCGATGACTTGACAGCCTCGATACCCATATTTCAGAGAAGGTTCTTTATACCGAACACCCTCAACATCCCATGCATTAAGAATGTATCGTTTCTTTGCTGTCCAAATGCCTTTATCTGCAATCACCTCACGTTTCATGGACATCTTTTGTTCAAATGCGTTTACATATGTAGCGAGATCCTGATAACTTTGGTCAATAAACGGTTCAATTTTCTCTCTAGCAAGACGATCCAAGAAATCGATGATGTCTCCAGTGTCTTGTTTCTCTGGATAGAGTTTGTCAATGAGTCTGTCAAAACGAATATAAACTGAGTCTGTGTCTGACGCAATGACGTAATCCAAACCATCGGTTTTAAGAGTTTTATTAAGATACCGATTAAGACAGCGTTCAATCCATCTAATAGATAACTGACCAGAAGTGGTAATGGCCTCAGCAACCAGCAAATCGTAGTAACGAAACCAACTATTACCAATGGCACCATAAGCACTGTTGAGAGAAATCTTTTTGGCCATTTGAATATTATTATATCTAGAAATGTCCTTATTGAGTTTAGGGTCTTTTGTATTTTCATATTCCTGTTTAGCCTCCAACAACAATCGTTTATATTTTACACGATCATCGTATATACTTTGCATCAACTCTGGAAAAAATCCTCTTTTATTCTTTTTGAATAAAGCACCATTCGGTGTAAGAGTTACTTTCTTCTCTTTCAACGACTGCATTATCGAGTCATCGACTTTCTCATCCAACATCTTATCTACGGTAATAGCTTTCTCTTTGAAAGGCGAACCGATAAGTGTCTCTGGAGAAATATTGTATTGCATAATCAAATGTGGATACAAAGAGTTTAAGTCAAATGACATCACCCACTTGTGCATACCCACAATCGGATCTTTTACATAAGCACCCTCAAACTTTTCTGATTTTTCATGTTTCCCCTTTTGAGGAATCACAATATTCTTTTTACGCAAGTGATTGTAAATTAGAATATCCCAATACTTAGTTGTTCCAAGAACATCAATATAGTTG